GGTTTGTGAATGTGTTTGCGGACGAAAAGTTATTATGCACGGGAGCCAGTCTTCATTCCTCAGAAAAAGAAGTTGCGGTTGTAAGAGAAACGTTGTTCATGGGCATAGAACAACAACTTATACATCTCCTGAGTATCAATCGTGGCGGGCAATGAGAAATCGTTGTCTAAACTCAAAAGATAAAAGTTTTAAAGATTACGGTGGACGAGGCATATCTTTGTGTGACAGGTGGAAGGATTCTTTTGTCGCTTTTCTTGAAGATATGGGGAGTCGACCAAACGGGATGACTTTAGAGAGAATAAATCACAACGGTAATTATGAACTAAGTAATTGCCGCTGGGCCTCTAATTCTGACCAAGCTAAAAACAGAAGGCCGCGTTTTTCAGTTCAGAATTTCTCAAATGTTGTTTTAATTAACGAATTTAAAAGGCGTTTTCCAGAAGTAAATTTAGGAGATTTAAATGGCGGAAGAAAAGAAAGAGCATAAGAAAAAGAGTAGTAAGAAGGGGCATAAGTTTCGTCACACACATATTGAGCACCACGATGATGGGTCCGCCACAGTGCACCATCAGCATGAAGAAGGCCCAGAGCACGATGTTAAACACGCCGCTGCGAATCTCGACGGCGTCCATGATTCGATGGAAGACAATCTCGGCCAGCCGAATCCTGGCGAGGCCGAAGCGAACGCAGGTTCCGACGCACAGGCAGCGGGTGCAGCGCCAGCAGGTCCGGTAGCCGCGGTACCGGCAGGTCCAGCAGGCATGCCAGGAGTGGGAGCATAATCATGGCGAAGAAACATAACGTATCACTTTATCGAGCAATGCATCATCTCCGAAAAGGTGGACTTCATCGTGCACTCGGCGTTCCCGAAGGCGAGAAGATCCCGGCCGAAAAGATTGCATCCGCGAAGAACAGTTCGAACGCCCACGTGGCGCACATGGCGAATTTCGCACATACGATGGGTAAGTTCAAACACTAGCCATGGCCCAGAACCAATCTCAATACCATACAGCCTACAAAGATCGTAAGAAGGCCGAAGCAAAACCAGATAACAACTCAATGACCATCGAAGGCGCCGATGTCGTTGATGAGAGCGGCCCAAACCTTCCGAAGGTCCCTCCCAAGAAAGATATGACGTTTCCTGTGGATGATGCTTTCGCCAAGTACAGGACACAACAGACGTAGAGGACACATGAGTGTAGACGGAATCAAGAAAATCAGTCGTGAAATCTTCGGTGATTCCCGCGGCGTAATCTCCTGGGGCCATGTTGCGTCCACGGTATCGTTGTTTGCAGCCATAGTTTGGGTCACTCGAATTGTTCTCCTGACCCATGCGCTTCCGTCTCTAGACGGTATTACAGGTTTCGTTACGGCTCCTTACTTAACAAATAAGGTAACAGCGGCGGCACAATCCTTTAGTCAGAATCCACCGGTAGCTCCGTCTGCCCCATCACAATCGAATTTGTAATTAAATTTTGAAAATAATAAGGAAGCTAATGAGAAAGTCAATCGCGATCCTGGTGCTGTTTTTGTTGTCTCTGATCGTTCCTGCTGTTTCTAAGGCTCAAACGAAAGAGCAGATTAATCATGTTTACGATTCCGTAGCTCTGTTGTATACGCAGACGGTTTCCGGAGACATGAAAATGACGTGCACCGCGACGGCGTTTTCGTCAGCTCCGGATAAAGTAAAAGCAGATCGGACAGTGTACCGTTTTGTCAGTGCCGCGCATTGTGTTGAAGGCGATGACGACAAGGTCCAGAAGTTGCAGAAATTTTATGTGTCGTCAGATGCTAACGGAGAGAAGAATTATTTGTCTGCTAAGTTAATTGAAGCAGGAGACAAAACGCAAGGCGATGATTTTTCCTTGTTTGAAGTTACGACCGCCGATAAGTTTGTGGTTACTCCGTTGGGAGACGAGTCAAAACTCAGTAATGGTGATCCTGTTCTTGATGTCGCGGGACCGCTCGGATTGGGTAAGCAGTACTACCAAGGTTATGTCTCTGAACTCCATTTAGATCGGCCGCCCGTTGATGCAGGAGTAGTTCTCTGGACCAATCTGATGCTGATTCAAATTGGGGGAGGACCGGGATCTAGCGGGTCAGCAATTGTATCTGTTGATCAGAGCGCGATTGTTGGATTTCTTGTCGGGATGGTAGGGGGTGATATCGGTAAGTTGTGTGTTCCGGTATCTAAGTTTAAGACATTTGTTGCAGCCGTCGATGCAGGTACGTATAAGAAGTCTAAGAAATCAGAGCAGAACGCAAAAGACGAATCTGAGGATTAGGAGATCACATGGCTTCATCTAATGTTCTAGCTGAGGCCCAGAAGGCTCTCGGCAACGCAAAGAATTTGACCAAATCTGTCGAGGGCAGCGAGACATCACACTTCGCGGCCAAACCGGTGCAGCACGAGTATTCCTCCGCACCATACAGCATGGTCCCGAAGGCTAAGAGTACGTTTCAAAAGAACATCGCCGGAGCAGGTGCCGGTGACGATGTCGCGGCCGGTATCAAGGCCAGGCAGCAGAATGAGAAAGAGTACAACGACGCAACGAAGTAAAGCCTTGACAAAAGAAGGTGGTTTTGATACACTAATTCTGTAGCTACAAGGTTGGGGGTGCCTGAATCACCCCCGCCCTATTCAGGAGGGATAAGATGGCGACACAAAAAGAACGCGGAAGAAAGTGGTATTTAAAGAATCGAGAATTAACTATTAAGAGGGCGGCGGAGTGGGTAAAAGCGAATCCAGAAAAAGCAACTAATACGAAGAAGATATGGCTTGAAAAGACTGTTGACACTCGCCGGGAGTATGCTCGAAAATGGAGATTAGAGCACCCAACTTACGAAGAGGAACGTAAGAGTACTGGGTATCACCGAAAGTGGAAGTATGGCATTACCGCGGAAAAATTTGACGAAATGTTCTTTAATCAACAAGGGAAGTGCGCTGTTTGCAGCAACCCATTCTTAAAGCCCCCGCATGTAGATCACGATCATGTCACGGGAAAGAATAGAGAATTATTATGTGCCAGTTGTAATTGGTTGTTAGGATATTCTCACGAGAGTATCAACATTTTAAAATCAGCAATAAATTATCTGATTAAGCACGGAGAGAATAATGCCTTTGGAGGGGGAAGCAAAAAAGCAGTATAATAAGGAATACACATTAAGAAAGAAGATTCAAAATAGTGAGCGGCTGCGCTCTACCGAAGATGCGGAGTCCACAAAAATTAGAGATGAAGAAGCGGCCGGAAAACGTCATTTATCAGAAGTAATGTCTTATGTTGATTTAGCTAAGATATTTCATGGTGTTGAGAAAGAAGATGAAGACGGAGAGATTATTAAGGCAATTGTTAAACCGTCAACAGCTAAGATTTTTGGGAAAAAGATAACATTCGATGAGTGGCTAGAATTTAGGGATAGGTGCCGCACAGACGGGTTCTTTTTAGGAAAAGAAGTTTTAAAACGCGACCTTCTCACGGAGCATGTTCACCGACCGGTATTCGATCAATTCGTCCAAAAAAACTTTAGGGGTGTTTATTATGAAGGATATACTCTGAGCGATGTGCATAACGCCCTTATGCGCCACCATGAGTATCGAGAGAAGGAGCTTATGCTCCTGGATCCTCGCGCCAATCTGAAGTCTACAATAGACGGAATTGATTCGGTTCAATGGCTTTTGAATTGTCCTGATATCAGAATCTTTATCATGACCGGAGAGGATAGTCTTGCTGAATCATTTCTCGGCGAGATCAAGAAGTACTTCACTCTCTTGAAAGGTCAAGAACCAACCGATTTTTCTTTGATTTATCCTGAGTATATCATTTCAGGCAGAGCGGCTTCATCGGGAACTCCGTTGTGGTGCCCAGTCAGGAAGCATAACCAGAAAGAACCCTCGTTATGGGTGAACTCAGTTACGTCCAACTTGTCAGGGTGGCATTGCGACATAGAGAAAGGTGACGACGTTGTCACCGATCGTAACAGCAACAACGCCGAGACTCGTCTGAAGTTGAAAGAAAAGTTTGATGGCACAACCGAACTTGTAGATGCCTGGGGATTCATTGACAACATCGGCACTCGTTATTGGACCGATGACTGGTATGGAACTCGTTTAGAAGTTCGTGAGAAGGCTCCGTTTAAGTATTTTTGTCGCGCATGTTGGACGGTACGAGAAGAATTCAAAGATGTGGAATTAAAAGACTTGACTATCGATATGGTCACACTGCTTTTCCCGGAACGTATGACGGGAGGAGAACTTAAAGAAAATTCAGTAGCTTTGGCTTGGAGAGATCTCCAGGGTAAACTCCACAGGAACGAACGCAGCTTCCGCAATCAGCAGCTTAATGAGCCACGTAATGCTGTCGAGGAATCGGACACGCTCGTAACGTTTTCTCAGAAAGACTTGGAAGATCACACATATTCGGCGCATCAATCTCCGAAAGTCGGTGACATCTACGTTGCCTGGGATTGGGCGTACACGGATGGAAAGAGTTCAGACTGGTCGGCCGGAGCCGCCGGTCGCATCTACCAACGCGAGGACGGTGAGTGGGGAATTTCGGTTTTGGAAGTTCTCTGCGGCAAATGGAAACCGGCCGAGTTGGCGTTCCAGATTGTGATGTTCAATAAGAAGTGGAATCCGAAGCGTACACTGATCGAAGAGACAGTTTGTGCCGATCTTCTGAAGTTGGAGTTACATCGGCGTGCGACCATGCACAGCGTCTTTCTGGATGTCTTCTGGAAGAAACCGGATATGCATTCGGACGCAAAACGAAACCGAATC